TATTGGTGAGAAAAACAATGAAATTGCTTATATCGCAAATCAAGTTAATCCATCAATGGCTTCAGGAATTTGGCAAGATGCTATCGGTGAAATTTATTTTATTACTAGAATCCCTGGAGCTGGCACAGTCGTACCTTGTACTTGCACAGGTGCTGTTGGTACTGTTATTCCTGTTGGCTCTGTAGCAGAAGATACAAGCGGTTATTTATATTCATCTACAGCAACTGCAACCATTCCTTCAACGGGTTCTGTAACTGTTCAATTCCAAAATCAAACACAAGGTGCAATTGCTTGCGCTCCTAATGTTTTAAATACAATTTATACTGCTATTGCAGGATGGAATACAATTACTAATCCTACGGCTGGAGTAGTTGGAAATCTTGTTGAATCAAGAGCTGCATTTGAAGCTCGCAGAGCTGCTTCGGTAGCGGGTAATTCTGTTAATTCACTTGGCTCTATATTTGCTTCTGTATCTTCCGTTCCTAATGTAATTGATGTTTTTGTAGTTGATAATCCTACAAATTCAACTGTAAGTTATGGAAGCACAAATTATTCTTTAATTGCTAATAGTATATGCGTATCTGTTGCTGGCGGTTCTTCATCCGCTATTGCGCAAGCTATTTGGAATAAAAAATCACCTGGAACTAGCTATAACGGCAATACTTCGGCTACGGTATATGATACAAATTATGCAGCCCCGCAACCTGCTTATACAGTTACTTGGCTTACTCCTACATCAACTCCTGTGTATTTTGCGGTACAAATTAAAAATAGCACTCAATTACCATCAAACATTACACAATTAGTTCAAAATGCCATTATTCAATCTTTTGAAGGTTTAGATGGTGGAACTTCTGCTGGAATTGGGCAAACAACTTATGCAGGTCGTTACTATACAAATTTACAAGCAATCAGCCCTTATGTTGAAGTGCTTTCAGTTTTGATGGGATTTACAAATTTAGCAGGTGCAACAAATACATATTTAACTTTTGGGATAGACCAATTGCCAACTATCTCAGCTTCTCAAATCGGTGTTACTTTAATCTAAGAGATAAACTATGAGCGTACCTTATTACTTTCAAAATCTTATTGGTCCAATCCCTTTATCGGAATTAGATTCTAACTTTGCTGCTGTAGAAGCTGATATTGCATCAGCGCAAGCTGCTATTGCAAACGGAACTTATCAATTAACAACGCCTGTAATTGGTGCTGCAACTGGTACTTCCGTTACTGCAACTAATGGATTTTATAGCACAGGTGCTTATGCTTCAGTTTATTCTGATGGACTTGTTTGTGATTATATTGCAAATAGTGGTAGATTTAGTGCTGGGGTAGCTGATGGATTTACTTGGTATAACGGTGGTGTTGCAGTTACTCCTTTAATGTATTTGTCTGCAACTGGAAATTTATGGCAAATTGCACCAACTCCAACTTCTATTTCTGCGGTTACTACTTTAACGGCTGCTCAATTACAAACGGACATTATTAATACAACAGGCACAACTTATACTGTTACTTTACCAACAGGAACGGGAATTGATACAGGATTTGCTGGAGTAGTTGTTACAAACTTTGGTTTTGATTTTCATATTATCAATACTGCATCAGGCACAATTACTATTGCGGTAAATACAGGCATTACTTCAGTTGGTGGGTTGACTATTGCAACAGGCGTTTCAGCGCATTTTAGATTGCGTAGAACTGCTGCTAACACTTATATTCTTTATCGTTTGAGCTAATATATGTCATATATAGTTGGGTGGATTAATAATTCCGAGAATGATGTTTCTTGGATAAATAATTTTAACAATATCGTTCAATGGACTTCATCAAATCCATCAAATAATCCCCCATTATGGCAACAAACTTTATTATCACAATATGTTGATAGTCCAACATTAACATCATTAATCGAATCATTTAGCGATGCTATTAGCCCTGATACTGATATTACTAACTTTTACAATAACATTTGGAACGTAGCAACTGCGGTAGGAAACGGGTTAGATATTTGGGGACAAATTGTAGGTGTATCACGCTATTTACAAATTAATGCGTCAAATTATTTTGGTTTTGATGAATCAGTTACTACACCTACTTTAGCAACTGGCGCACAACCTTTTAATCAAGCTCCATTTTCATTGGGCGCAACTGCAACAACAACATTTGCTTTAACTGATGCTCAATATCGCAGATTGATTTTAGTTAAGGCTGCTGCCAATATTTCTAATTTATCTATTCCTGCAATTAATTCTTTATTAAGAGCTGAATTTGGCACAAGTGATGGAACTAATCCTTATGGTGCAGCTTATGTTGTTGATTTAGGTGGCATGGCTTTTCAATATTATTTGAATTTTGTACCAAGTGCAGTTCAAATAGCTATTATTAATAATTCAGGTGTATTTCCTAGACCTGCTGGCGTAAATGTATCACTAACTTATTTATAGGATAAAAAATGCTTAGTACCAACATTCCTTCAAAAATTCCATTACCATTCGCCAATTCAGCAGGGTCAGGGTATAAAAATACAATTCCAACTGCTTCACAAATCGGCATTGTAAACGGCAAAGCATCTTTAACTGATGGTTTTCCACCATTAACATTTACCCCTATTAGTTCGGGTGGTGTGCCGCCTTTCGGTGCTGATATGAACGGCATCTTAAATGAAATTACTGCTATTCAACAATGGCAAGAAGCAGGTGGATTTTTTCCATTTGATGCTACTTTTGCTACTACTATTGGTGGTTATCCAAAAGGTGCTGTTTTATTAAGTTCATCATTTAATGGATTATGGATTAGCACAATTGAAAATAATAGTAACAATCCTGATACTGGCGGTGCTGGGTGGACTTCTAATGCGTTTGAAGGTTTAGCTTCTATAGCAATGTCAGGAACTAGCGTTACTTTAAGTCAACTTCAATCAGCTTATCCTATTATTACTATTACAGGCACTTTAACTGCAAATAGTACGGTAAACATTCCAGCGCAAGTCGGTGAATGGATTTTTTCAAATCAAACTACAGGTGCTTTTACTTTAACAGTAAAAACTCCTTCAGGTACTGGCGTAACAATTGCTCAAGGTTCATCACAATATTGTTGGGGTGATGGTACTAATATTTATTATGCCAATGCTTCTTCAGTAACAAGTTTTAATACTCGTACAGGGGCAATTACACTTAATTCGACTGATGTAACTTCAGCTCTTGGATTTACTCCATACAACGCAACTAATCCTTCAAATTATACAAGTAATAATTTAGGACTTTCAGCACAAACTTGGACTAATGTAACTTCAAGTAGAGTCGCTGGAACTGTATATACAAATTCAACTGGAAATCCAATATTTGTATATATATCAATTCATCTTGGCGGTCAAAATGGAGCAAGTCAAGCAAATGTATTTATAAATGGTACTCAAGTTGCTGATATGTATCATTTTGAATCAAATTCAGCTTTTTCAACTTCTTTTACAACAAGTTTTATAGTTCCAAATGGTTCTACTTATGAAATAACATTACAAAATCTTAATACTTATAGTAGTTCAAGTATTGATTATTGGTGGGAATTAAGATAAGGAAAAAAAATGGTATATTATCAAGCTCCAAATGAATCGGTTTATGCTTACGACCCTGAAACACAACAAGAATTAATTAATGAAGCTATTGCTGCTGGATGGGTGAATGTAACAAATTCTTATCCTTTTCCGCCAGTTCCTTACATTCCTACTGCGAATGATAATAAAGTAACAGCATCGGCATTATTAAGTGCTACTGATTGGACTACAATTGCAGATGTAACAGACCCTACAAAATCAAATCCATATTTATCTAATGGAGCTGATTTTACTGCTTATCGTAATGCAGTAAGACAATATGCAGTTTATCCTGTAGCTGGTAATATTACATTCCCAACGCTACCAACAGAAGTTTGGACTAAAGTTTAAAGGGCTATGACATGACAATTTTATTTTCACCATCATTAAATACTGAATTTGATACTAATGTAACGCCTTTAGACCAAATTCCTACTGATGCTTTTACTCCTCAAGTTGATATTAAAATAGAAGAAATCCAAGCTGAAATTCAAGCATTGGAAACTCAAGAGGCTGTAGAAGTTCAAGCCGATATCCTGACAAAATCTAAGAAAGGTTAGTCATGGTACAGCACGATGATTTTACAGATAAAGCTGCTCAAGCTGGTAATGCCATTCAATATTCAGGTGCAACGGGTAGCATAATTTGCGGTCTTGCACTTAATGAAATCGGTGTAATTATCGGCATAATTGTTGCTGTATTTGGTTTCTTTATCAATTGGTATTACAAACATAAAAGTTATATGCTTTTAGTAAAACGTACTGATGCAGAAACAGATGCTTTAAAAACTGGAAAAATTAGCGTGTTAGAAGAACCTGATATAGACCAAGATAATGGATAAATGGCAAGCAGCTCTTTTATCATTATCTGCAAGTGGGCTTATTTTTCTAGCAGCTCAGGAAAGTTATAGTCCAGTTCCATACAAAGATACAAAAGGCGTTATTACAAATGGATTTGGTAACGCCTCAATCACTCCCAATCAAAATGTCACAGTAACTAAAGCCTTAGAAGATTTAAAACAAAACACTTCTGAATCTGGTAAAGCTGTTTCATCATGTGTAACGTCACGCATTACACAAAATCAATATGATGCTTTTGTAAGCCTTGCATACAATGTAGGCTCTTATTCATTTTGTAATTCCACTATTGTTAAAAAAGCCAATGCCAATGATTTAATTGGGGCGTGTAATGAATTTAAGCGTTGGACTTTTGTTGATGGTAAAGATTGTAGTATAAAATCTAATAATTGTTATGGAATTTATAAAAGACGAGAATCAGAACGTCAACTTTGTTTAAAGGATAATTAATATGTGGCAAAAGATTAAACCTTATTTATATATCGCAACTGTAAAATTAGAAGCTATTTATCTTATTATTAAAAGTAAATTGTCAAATATATTTGACATTATTAAATCAACATTAATTTCTGTAGTTACAAAAATTAATATGGATATAATTAAATTATTGGCTGAAATTTTAGTTATTTTTATTTTATCATTCGTTGTAATTCATGAATTTGATAAATGGTTGCATAAACATACACCAAAAGTGGCTGAAACGAACGCTGTAGTGGCTGAAACCGCACCAATTGTTAAAGATGAACCTTCGGTTCAAGTAGAAGTTAAAAAGCCCGTAAAGGTGTATAAAAACAGTCAAAAAATTAAAGCAAAAGAAAAGCTACCTAAAGTTGTTGTAAATGATAATAACGCACAAGTTATTTCAGCTATTTCTATTCCAAAAGAAGATAAAGCACCAAAAACTGTAACCACAATATTAAATACTGATACAGGAATTACTACATCTTATATAAAAGATGAACCATTGCCTTGGTTGTCATTAAATCGTCATGGTGATGTTGGATTATATACTGGCATAAAAGACGGCACAGGAGCTATACGTTTACAAGCAAATCAAGGGATTGTCGATATTAAAGACATTCATATTAAAGCAACTGGTTCAATAGACCAGCTAATCAATGGTAAAACTGATTATTTTGTTGGAGTAGGTGCAGCATATAATTGGTAGGAAGGTTTTATGCAAAAACCGATAACACATTTAGTTATCCCTGATGTTCAAGCTAAAGAAGGAAATGATTTTACATACCTTCGATGTTTGGGAAATTTTATAGTTCAAAAGAAAGTCGATACTATAATTTGCATAGGCGATTTTGCAGATATGGAATCGTTAAGCACTTATGACAGAGGGTTAAAATCTTTTGAAGGGCGTAGTTATCAAAAAGATGTTTGGGCTGCTCGTGAGGCGATGGATGCGCTTTTAACTCCCATGTTTGAATTTAACGCTAAAGCCAAAAAGAATAAAGAAAAACAATACAAGCCTCGCATGGTTTTGACATTGGGAAATCATGAAAACAGAATTAACAGAGCCATTAACGAAGATAGAAAACTTGACGGGCTTATTTCTACCGATGACCTTCCATATCAAGATTGGCAAGTCATTCCATTTTTAGAAGTTATTACCATTGATGGAATAGCTTATTCTCATTATTTTACTTCGGGCGTGATGGGCAGACCAATAACAACTGCCAATGCTTTGTTGACTAAAAAACACATGAGTTGTTTTGCAGGACATCAACAAGGCAGACAGATTGCGTATGGTCGTAGAGCTGATGGGAAAGAAATGACTGCTATCATTGCGGGTAGTTTTTATGAACACGAAGAAAATTACTTGGGCGCACAAGGAAACCAACATTGGCGTGGATTTTATGTATTACATGACGTTCATGATGGTGCTTATGATGAAATGGCAGTATCTATTAAATTTCTTAAAGAACGTTATAACTATTAGGACAAAACATGACTGACACCAATCAAGCCCTATGTGAGAAGATTCTAGGCAACGTAATTGAAACGGTTGCGGTTGATTATGACAATCAAACTATTACGTTTTACACAGACCAGGGATTGATTGAGTTTAGTGGTGATGATTTACGGATGTATGTTGAAATTGAAAAATTAAATTAATGTAAAATATATTCAACACTAAATAATTTGTCTGTAATAAATAGTTTAAAATTACACGCAAAACTAAACTCATAGTATAGATTCAACACAAAATTTAAACTATGGTTTACATATTTTAATGTGTATTTTAATGTGTTTAGTTATTGCTTGAAATTTCGCATTTTAAGTTTAAGATAGATGCGATTTGCGCCAGTCAGAAGAAAATGCAACACGCTATAGGGTTTATTCTGACCAGCGTTCCAAGCCTTTCCCAAAGTAACTATCTTTGTAGCGTTTTACAAGAGCCACTTGCCACTATGGTAGTGGTGGAGTCTATCCCCTATTATTGGGGATTGTATCGCTTCCATTCTTGTAATGCCATTAAAACTGCAAGTAATATTTTTTTAAGTTTCATACGTCATACTCACTTAATAATTGTTTAATTGCTTTGATATTTTCTTTTGTTATTTTTATATCTTCTTTTGAACTCCATTCATAAATCATACCTTTTTGATTTTTTAATTCACGCTTAAGCATAGCTACAAAAAAATCATCTAATATTTCAAATACAGCAGATTCATCATCAAAATTAAATTGAATGTTCATTATCTATCCTTTTTATTGTCAGGGTATTCATCAAGTTGATTTTCAGGGAATACAGGATTTTTAACCAAACCTTCTTCCATTGCTTTACGTTCATAAGCAGAGTCTAAACATGAAGACGGTTCATTAAAATTTATATCTCGTGCATCATTCAAATTTTTAATATTATAATATTCTTGTAACGCTTCTTCATATACGCCCCATAATGTTTCCATGTGCATTTCATGTACGCTGGCAATACTTAAAAGCCTGTCCATAAATATGGGGTCAATTTTTGTCCAATCAGCACCTTCAGTCAAAACATGGATGTCAT